AATTATACTTTTGTTGACCGTAAGTCCGGCAACGACCTTCAGGGGACTTTGGGCAAATATAATCTAGAAAGATTCAAGAAGGAGATTCAACGGGCCAAGGAAATGGACGCTTATCTCTTTGTAGTGATTGAGTCTAGTGTCTCAAAGATAATTAAAGAAAACAAAATTTTTAATCGCCGAACAAATGTGGACTACGTATTGAAGCAAATCAAGGAGATTTCACATGAATACGCGAGGAGCTGCCAGTTTGTATTTATGGATACGCGCGAAAAGGCTTCGGAAATCATACCCCGTATATTGGTTTATGGTAAAAAAATTTGGGAAACCGATATGCAATATTTTTTAGATAAAAAAAATGAGTTGGATTAGCGGAGAACAAAAGCGTCGAGAGGTTACACTTCGTAACAACAAGGAGCTGCTACAGATCGAAGGTTTTATAGAAGAAAGGGAGGCCAAGATTGCGCTTTATGAATTTCTAAGAAACAATATAACCTTTGCTACTGATTTGATTTTAGGAGTTAAGCTTTTTCCGTTCCAGCATATGGCTATTAAGTCTATGTTTGAAACGGATTATTTTTTAGGAGTGTGGGCGCGTGGTATGTCGAAGTCTTTCACAACAGGGGTGTTCGCCGCTTTAGATGCGGTGTTAAACCAAGGGGTAGAGATAGGAATACTATCCAAATCATTTAGACAGGCAAAGATGATTTTTAGGAAGATAGAGGATATAGCTAACAAGCCCGATGCTGTGCTTTTCAGGCAATGCATAACAAAGACATCAAAAACCAACGACGAGTGGTTGATGGAAATTGGAGCTAGTCGTATTCGGGCTCTTCCGTTGGGAGACGGAGAAAAACTTCGCGGGTTTCGTTTTCATAGAATAATTATTGATGAGTTTGCCCTGATGCCCGAAAGGATTTACAATGAAGTTATTGTGCCGTTTTTAGCCGTAGTAGAAAACCCTACTCAGCGGGAAGATCTTTTCAAATTAGAAAGCCGCCTTATAAATGAAGATAAGATGACGGAGAGGGAGCGCCATGTATGGCCAAATAATAAATTGGTAGCATTGTCGTCTGCCTGTTATAAGTTTGAATATCTTTATAAACTGTATACTCAGTTTGAGCATCTGATAATAGACCCTAAACCAAAAGACAAGGCTTCGCGTTGCGTGATGCAGTATAGTTATGATTGCGCGCCAAAACGGCTGTACGATGAAAATTTAATCAACCAAGCTAAATCAACAATGAGCCAATCTCAATTTGAGAGAGAATTCGGAGCCATTTTTACGGATGATAGTTCTGGTTATTTTAAAACCAGCAAGATGGCCCTGTGCACCGTGCCTGACGGGGATCTTCCTTGTGTAGAGGTTAAGGGGGACCCTGACGCTGAGTATATTTTAGCTTTTGATCCATCATGGTCTCAAACAGAAGCTTCTGATGACTTTGCGATTCAAATCTTAAAATTAAATAAAGAGAATCAAAGTGTTACATTAGTTCATGGTTATGCTTTGTCGGGGACATCCCTAAAACACCATATTAAATATTTTTTGTTTTGCTTGGAGAACTTTAATGTTGTGGCTGTCTGTGGGGACTACAATGGTGGCGTTCAGTTTATGCAGGCGTGTAACGAAAGCGAAACCTTTAAGAACAAGAAAATTAAATTACAAACCGTAGAGGTGGGGCTCGATAAGCCAGAGGAATACCAAAGAGACTTGAGGTCTTATAAAAGGCAATATAACAAAGAAAACTATCACCACGTTATATTAAGAAAGCCGACCAGCAATTGGATTCGGCAAGCCAACGAGCTCCTGCAAGCAAATTTCGATCACAGGAGAGTGTATTTCGGAAGCCGCGCAATTGATGATTCTTATTCTAAACAAAAGCGCCAAAGCATTCCTATATCAGATATTAAATTTTTACGTACTTCAGAGGAAGCTAAACAAACCCCTGCTGCCAAAATGATTGATTTTGTTGAGCACCAGTCGGACATGATAGAGTTAACCAAGAATGAGTGCGCCCTGATTCAGATCACCACTACCTCGCAAGGGACACAAACCTTTGACCTCCCCTCCAATTTGCGCAGACAAAGTGGTCCGGATAAAGCCCGCAAGGATTCTTATTCGGCTTTAGTACTAGCAAACTGGATGGCCAAAGTGTATCTCGACGCACAATCGCAGACAGGAGAAGATGTTGTGGAAACTTTCGAGCCTCTTTTTATAATGTAAAGTAACTTTCAAAGTCACTTTAACGACTTTAAGTGTAAACTATTTAACATGGCGCAAAAAAGAAAATATACAAAACGTTCTGATTATTGGGAAAAGATTCAGAAAAAGGAGCAACCTATCGAAAACATCATGCAGGCAACCTCTAAGGACGGGTTCGAACCCCAATTAATAGGGGAGTCTTTTTATAATTACGAATCTAAAGCTTATTCGCGCACATCTTCTGGAGGGTCGGCCACCGAGCTTAGACGTAATAATATTGCTGTTGCCCCAATGCTCTACAAGTACGCCAACATCAGAGCGGGAATGTTGCCTTATCAGTATTCCATTGACGGGGTTAATGTGCGAGACGCTATAGAGCTCTGCCAGAAAGCATACGCTAATATTGCTGTTTTCAGAAACTCCGTTGACACAATGGCGGATTTTGCTAATTCTCAACTTTATTTAGAGGGAGGGAGCGCCAAGTCTAGAGACTTTATTGACGCGTGGTTTAAGAAAATTAAAATATGGAATTTAAAAGATCAGTTTTTCAGAGAGTTTTACAGGAGTGGAAATATATTCCTGTATACATTGGAAAGCAAATTTAAAGCCGATGATTTTTCAAAGGTAAGAAATTTGGGCATTAACATGATGAGCAACAAAATTCCTGTGAGGTATATTTTGTTGAATCCTTATGGGGTTGTGGCTCAAAGGGCAACTTCGTTTGATCGGTTTGGTTTGTATGCCAAACTATTAAGTGAGTATGAGGTGGAGAGGCTCCGTGATCCGAAAACCGACGAAGACCGTGAGATGTATGACGCGCTTCCCGCCGACATAAAGAAAAGGATAAAAAGTGATAGCTGGGCTGCTGATGGCATTAAAGTTAGACTTAACCCGGAAAAGCTAAGGTATGCTTTTTACAAAAAGCAGGATTACGAGCCATTTGCTATTCCCTTTGGGTTTCCAGTTTTGGATGATATTAACTTCAAAATGGAGATGAAAAAAATAGATCAGTCTATCTGTAGAACCATAGAAAATGTAGTATTGCTTATTACAATGGGGACCACGCCAGACAAGGGGGGGATAAATCCTCGTAACATACGAGCGATGCAGGCGCTATTTCAGAACCAAAGCGTTGGTCGTATTTTAGTGAGCGACTATACCACCAAAGCTGAGTTTATTATTCCAGATATCAATAAGGTTATTGGCCCACAAAAATATGAAGTAATTAACCAAGATATTAAAGAAGGGTTGCAGAACATTATTTTAAGTCAAGAAAAATTTGCTAGCACAGAGGTGAAAGCTCAAATGTTTCTACAAAGACTAAAAGAGGCTAGGGATACGTTTTTAAATGAATTTCTACAAGCGGAGATAAAGCAACTCTGCAAAAATTTTGGTTTTAGGAGCATACCTACAGCCAAATTTGAAACAATCGACTTAAAGGACCAAGCGCAAATACAAAGAGTAATCACGCGCATGATGGAGTTGGGCATTTTGCCGCCAGAACAAGGGATGAGAGTTATCGATACCGGGGTGTTTCCGGATGCTGCTACGTTGGAAAAAGCACAAGAGAAGTTTGTGGACGATAGGCAAAAAGGGTATTACAACCCGTTAGTGGGAGGAACCCCTGTGCCAATGGATTTCGAAGAGGAAGAGGAAATCGAAGAGATTAGACACCCTCAGGGCGCAAAGCAGCTAGAACAAAGGCGGTTGTATGAAGAAAATAAGAATAAGAGAGGGAAAAGCCCTTCTCGTCCGGGGCGGCCCGTAGGTTCCAAAACGTTGGCTAAGATTAAGTATTCGGTTCAAGATATCAAGGAAACCGTAGATGACACTAATGATTTATACGCTACCTTGGTAACGGAAGCCAAAAAGGTTTTCCAAAGAAAAAGGCTAAATAAGCATCAGACATCTATTCTAGAAAAAGTATGCGAATCGGTAGTGATAGCCAAAAACCCCAAGGATTGGCTTTCTACGGCTAAATTATGCATTAAAAATGCAGCAAAACTAACTGATTTGAAGCCTCTTAAGGAAGTAGTTAACATAAGTGCTGAGCATGAGCTCGATGATTATGCGTCGGCGATCTTGCATCATAGTAGAAAAAATTCTCTAGAGAAATAAAAATGTGTAACATTTTTATGTAATGTCAGATAAGTTTAAGTATAAAACCGAATATCTTTTTGATATTTATGCGACAACTGATTTAGAAAAAGATCTAAATATTAGTTTAGCGTCACTGAAGAACTTAAAGCCCCTTATTCCTAAATCCATTGATTTAGAGAGAAATGTTGATTTAATAGGTGTGGCGTTCAATGCAGCTATTGTTAATAAATTCAATCGAAATGGAGACGGTATAGATTCCGAAACGGCAGTTGAGCTTATTGATTATTTTGTTCATAAGCCGACCAACATAGAGCATAAGAAGCAGAAGGTAGTGGGCCATATTGTTAACGCTGGCTTTACCGACCTCAAGAATGACAAGATCATAGGTAACGGCGCGGCGTTAGCCACAAAAGACCCAT